TGGTGGGGGTTAGGCTTGAACCGCCCTACCCACCACCACCGAAGGAACGACGATGAACGACGTTGAGCGGGCCGTGCTGAAGCAACTGACTGCCGCCGTGAGCGAACAGAGCGAGGCCATGGCCAAGACGGTGCCGCGCGTGCTGCACCAGGGCGGCGAGCTGCAGGCCTTCCGGCTGCTGGCCGAGGCGCTCATTGCGACGCACCCCGAGCCCGAGCACCTGCAGCGCGTGTGGCGCTTCGCGCTGCAAAACGAAACAGAGCGTGGGCTAGCCGCAGAGCTAGACGGCGCAGAAATCGCTGCAGCCGCCCATCGCGGCCTGCTGGGGCTGTTTTCTCAGGCCATCGACCGAGCAGCGCGGGCGGCCCAGGAGTAGCCGCAAGCTGGGCCAGCGCGGCGGCGGTACGGGCGCGGGCCACCGCGATGGATTCGAGCAGGTCGGATTCGGTCATTGGGTGCTCCGGGTGATGTGCAGCCAGTTGAACACCCGCCGCAGCGCGTAGCCGCGCACGAGGCTCAGGACGGTGAACGCCACGGTGATGCCGAAGCCATCGGCCACGCTCGGCTGGTGGCCGAACCAGGGCAGTACCACGAGCGTGGCGGCCCAGCTGATGGCGAAGCCGACGGCGGTGCTGGCGGCGGTCTCGATGGCGGACTGGAGCTTGGTCTGGCTCACGCTTCGCCCTCGATGAAGTAGTCGTCGCCATCGCGGCACAGGCCGGTGGCCACGTGGATGCGTATCGGAATGGGCACGCCTTCCGGCCGCTCGATGAGCGCGATGTAGCGCAGGCAGCGGTGCCGGATGCGGCAGGTGTCGTCGTCTGGCCCAAGACCGAAGCGGCCGACGCAACGGGCCGTGTCGTCGCTGATGAATCGCCGCGCGGCGACGGTGCTCACAGCCCCTCCGACCGCGGCTTGGCGCGGGGCCGGAAGCGCCGGCAGTGGCGCTCGGTAATGCCGTGCCGTTTCGCCACCACCGCCACGGGCTCGCGCTGCAGCTGCTGGGCGATGGCGGCTTTCTGCGTTTCGCTCAGGCGCGGCCTGGCGCTCACATAAACCACGGTGCCGGCGAAGGCGCGGCGCACGTCTTCGCGGGTGCGGCCGGCTTGCAGGTGGTCGACGATCTCGCTGATCACGTCGGCGTCGTGGGTGCTGGCGTCGCCGGGCCGGGGCTGATCGGCGAGCGTTGGCGGCTGTTGGCGCGTGGCGTAGCGCATGCGGGTCACCAGTTGCGGGGCTTGGGACGGGCGGAGGTACGGGGCGCCGCGCGGGGCGCGGGCGCTGGGGCAAAGGGCGAGGCAACGACGGGCGCGGCGGGCGTTGCCTGGGCGGCGTCGAGCGGCTCGGGCGGCAGGCCGGCGCGTTGGCGCAGCACGGCCTCTCGGGTGTCCCAGTCGGTGCGGGTGTAGCGGTAGAGGCGCAGCTCGGGGTGATGGGCTGCGGCGTAGGCGTACACCCAGGTGTCGAGCGGCTCGTTGCGGGCGCCGCCGCGCTTCTCGAAGCGGTTCTTCGCCGGGTTGTAGGTTTCGCTGATGAGGCCGGTGAAGTACTCGCGCGGCAGCTCGCTGCTGAAGTGCACCAGGCGGGCATCGGCGGGCTTCTCGGCGTCGGTGCTGAGGCGGCTGTAAAGCAGGTGCTTCGACGCGACGGTGCCCACGTGGTGGATGACCACGCCGCGCTTGTCGAGCCGGCCCTTCCAGTTGATGTCGACGGGCTTGCCCTTGCCGAGCACGGGGTGGTTGTTCGGCACGGCGCCGAAAATGCACAGCGGGCGGCGCACGCGGTTCTGGGCCTTGGCGTCGCGCACGAAGGTCTTCACCGCTTCGGTGCGGTGGCCGCCGGCGTCGATGGCGACGGCCTCGACCACCATGGGCGTGCCGAGGGCCGACTCGATCGGGCGGTTCAGCAGGTCGGTGAGCCGCGCCCAGACCTCGGGCTCGGCGGGGTCGCCGGGCAGCTCGATGTAGTCGAGCACCCAGCTGGCCATGCCGCGGCCCCAGCCGACGATCTGCACGGCGAGGCGGTTGTCTTGCGTGTCGACGCCGGCGGTGATGGCGAGCACGCCGAGCGGCGCGGTGCGAAGCAGGTAGAGCTCGGCGCGGTCGGCGATGACGTTGTGCTTCACCGCCCGCATGGCCGGGTCTTCCCAGGGCTCGGCGAGGCGGTCGTTGACGAAGGTCTTCAGCTTGGCCGGGTCGCCCTGGGCGTCGATCCAATTGCGCGCCAGGTCGAGCCAGCGCGGGCCGAGGCCGATCGGGTAGTAGAGGCCGTTGACGGTGTAGCCGCGGATCGTCGCTTCCGGGTTGCCTGCGACCCAGCGGCCCAGCTCGAGCATGCGCGGCTTGTGGTGCTCTTCGATCACCGCCCCGCACTCGCGGCAGGCGTACCAGCACTCGCGGGCGTCGGGTGTCCAATGCAGGCCGCCCCACTCCAGCGGCTGCTCGTGGCCGCAGTGCGGGCACGGCACGTGGTAGCGGCGCTGGTCGGACTTGTTCCAGAGCTGCTCGATGCGTGACAGGCCGCGCACCTGCGGCGTGCTGATGTAGAGGCGGCGGTAGTTGGCCGGGAAGGCGCTGGTGCGGCCTTCGAGCATGGCCACCGGGTCGTCGCCGCCAGTGAGGTGGCCGGCGAACTCATCGAGCTCATCGACGATCAGGTTGCGCACCGTCGTGGACTTCAGGCGCTGCGGGCTGCCGGCGTGCTCGAGGTAGAGCTGGCCGCCGGCGAAGTCCTTGAACTCGCGGCGGTTCGCGCCGTCGCGCGTCGCGGTGGTGGTGAGGGCGCGGCGCACGGCCGGCGTCTCCTCGATCATCGGGTTGAGCTTCTGGGCGATCCACTTGTTCATGGACACCTCGCCCGGAAGGCACACCATCGTCGGCCCGGGGTTCTGGTCCATGACGTAGCCGAGAAAGTTCAGCGCGATCTCGGTGTTGTGCGTCGGGATGAAGCCCTTGCCGCAGAGGAAGAGATGGTCGGCGTTGTCGACGGCGATGCAGCGCGTGGGAACGGTCGGCACCGGCTCGATCGCGACGATGAAGCGCACCGGAACCAAATCGGCAGCGCGTGGGCCAGGCTCACCCAGCGCGCCCAGCTTTCGCGGCAGGCTGAAAACGTCGCGCTGCGGAAAAGCGGTGAAGGTGATCCGGAGGGAGTCCTTTGCAGTCGTCTTCCTCAGCTTCGCCACCGGCTTGAAGCCCACGCTGCGAAGCAGCTCGACAATGCCGTCAGCCAACTCCGGGTAGGAGCTGCAGATCTCGACTAGGGCGCGCTTCGTGGCATGGCCGTCGGTGTCCAACAGGCCACGCAGCAGTTCCATGCGCTGAGAAAAGCTGCCGCGCAGGTAAGCGGCTGGAATGTGCTTTCGCCCGAGCACGCCAAGATCGGCGAGGCGCCCGTGGAAGGTCGGCTTACCCTGCCCGCGACCGTCGACGATGACATTGACGGCGTGACCTTTTGCCGTGCGTACCTCGCAGTGATAGCCGCACGACTCGATGCGGGCAACGATGTGCGGTGCGTCGTCGGCGTTGAGGGTGAGTTGGGCATTGTGCGTGCCGCCGTCACCCAGCCAGACGCCAAGCACGTAGGGATCAATCGGCAGCGAGGCAGAAGGAAGAAAGAGTGGTGCTGTCGTCGGTACCGCGAAGCGGGCCTGCCCACGATGGATGTGAGTCACGTGCAGCACTTCCGTGCTCAGAACCACAGTGTGCGCTTCGCTTTCACCGCTGATTTCTTTGCGGGCGCGAGCCACGCCGGGCCGAGCGGCACGCCGGCGCAGTTGGTGCCGCGCCTCGTTTCGGGCAAGGGTGTCGATGACCTGCCACCGGTGACCCGCATCGGCAACGATGGTCTCGCCGTCCGAAAACGTGAGCCGATAGCAGGCGTGGTCGACGAACAGCTCGGAGGTCACAAGGACCCGCGTGGGAAGTCCGTCCGCACCCAGCACTAGGTCGCCGGGCTGCAGATCACCCATCGTGGTCCAACCACGTGGCGTGGGGATCGGCGTGTCGATGGCGAGAGCTTTCCCGAGCTGGATCGGTAACATGCACACGACGTCGCGCACCGGGCTGCGGGCGCTGAGGCAGTCCATGGGCTCGCGCAGCACCGGGTTGCGGGCGGTGCGCCAGCGGCCGGCCTCGGCGCTGCCCTTCGACGAAAGCACGCGCTCGGCGTCGGCCCACTGGCTCACGCTGAGGGTCTTGCGCGGGGCGATGGCCCGAGCCGCTGCTCGGGCGATCAGCGGCGCAGCGGCGACGGTCATGCCCCCTCCCCTGCGATGGCGCCGAGGCGGCGGCTGGTGTCTTCCAGCAGCAGCTCGACGGCTTCCGAGACGAGGCCACGGCAGCGGGCCTCGCTTTGCTCCGCGGCGAGCTGAGGGCCGAGGGTGTCGGGCAGGCGCTCCAGCGCGTTGCGCAGCACCGTCATGGCGTTCGCCACCTGGGCGACCACGTCGTCGACGGCGAGCAGCTTGCCGTCGGCAATGGCGTTCTCGCGCTCGGCCGCCAGCGCCTTCGCCTTCTCGGTGCGCTCGCGCCAGTAACTGAAGCCGACGCTGGTGCTCTCCGGCTCCGGGCCCGCTTCGTCGACGGGCGGCTCGGCCGCGGCCGGCAGGGCGCCACCGCGGGCCTCGGCGTGGCGGGCGGCGACGGCGGCCTTGGAGGGGTCGCGCGTGGCCTCGATGCGCGCCAGGGATTCGACCACCCGCACCTTGCCGTCGGCGTCGAGCACGAGGCGGCCCGCTTTCTTCAGCGCGGTGACGTAGCTGCGCTGGACGCCGGCGATGGTGGCGAACTCGGCCTGCGTGGCCAGGGCGGGGAGCGAACTCACGACACCGCCTCCTGTTTTTCCACAAACAGGGGTGAATGAAGGATGTGCGCGGGCGCGAGCACGGTGCGGCATGGCGTGCCGGCTGCGGGCCGCGATGTGCGCCACGTGCGGGGCGTGCGGGCTTGCGCGGGCGTATGCACACACACGCACGCGGGGGCGGGCACACGGGCGCGCTCGCGCACCTGCGCGCCGCCGCGCATTGACGCCGAGCCCGGCGCACGGCGCGGGTTTGACCCCGCACAACACCCCGCACATGACCCCGCACGCCACCCCGCACGCGCCCCACCCCGCACGTCGAAAAGGGCGATCATTCGACGCTCCCGGCGGAATGGCCGCCCTGTCCGCGGTAGTCGTTCAGGCCCTGGCGGAAGCGCACGATGTGCTCGCCCCACCAGGTGGCCGCCGTGGTGGAGGCGTCGAATTCGGCATTGCCGAGGCGCAGGACGCCATGCGGGCCGTGGGTGGTCTGGCCCAGCAGGTAGCGCACTCGGCCGGCCTCCACGCCCTCGCGGCGCTCCAGCATCGGCACGAACTTCGACATCGGCGCCGGCCGGTGGCCGCTGCGCACGCACCAGAGCTTGTAGGCCTCGTACGCATCAGCGCTGAGGCAGGGCGAGGCCTTCAAGCCGATGAGCTCACCGGCCACCAGCTCGCGGTGCCAGCGCACCACGCTGTCTAGCGCGAGGCCGATCAGCGCGTCGCGCGCTTCCGTCTTCGGCGGCGGCGTGCCTGGGTTGAAGTCGGCCAGGTCGACGTGCATCAGGTAGTCGTGCAGCGCCGCGGTGCCGCCGTTCTCGATCTCGGCCATGACCTCGGCGTAGAACTCGGGGCCCAGCTTCTTCGGGGTCCAGATCACCGCGTGGCGGCGGTCGTCTTCCTCGAGCACCACGGGCATCAGCTCGTTGGAGAGGAAGACCAGGTTCACGTGGTTCCGCTCGGTGTAGCTGGCCACGTTCTTCGGGTTGATCCGGATCTCGGTGCCGGTGATCAGGCCCTTCAGCTTGTTCTTGACGTGGTGCACGTCGGAACGGGCGATCACTTCGTCGGCGATCAGGAAGAGCTTCTTCGAGACCCAGTCGTTGAACTTGTCTTCGATGGCGTCCTGGTCGAGCACCCGGCCGTAGCTGCCGTAGATGCGCATGACCGTCTCGAAGAACAGGTTCTTGCCGGTGCCCTGGCCGCCGTGGATGACCAGCGTGGTCTTCATCTTCGTGCCGGGCCGCTGGATCGGCATGGCCACCCAGCGCAGCACCCACTGGTACAGGGCCTCGGCGTTCTGTTCGCCCGAGCACATGTAGCGCAGCAGCTCGAGCAGCTTCTCGCAGCCACCGGGCGCCGGCGTGGTCGGCCAGCCTGCCCACAGGTTGCAGGTGATCATCGGGTCGCGCTCGGTCGGATCGAAGCCGACGTTGTCGATGCGCACCATCCGACGGTCAGGGTGCTCCATCCATGCGCGGTGGATGTACTTGTTCGCGCAGGCGTCGCGCATATCGCCGAGCGACAGCAGCACGCGCAGGTCGTGATCGAACGCCGTGCTGCCGTGCGCGTAGATCAGCGAGTAGCGGCGCAGCAGATCGTCGACGGCCTGCAGCGGCTTCAGTGGCGCCGCAGCGCCCCCCTCCCCCTGCGTGGTGGACGGCGCGGAAGGCGCACGGCCCCGCGCGTCCCAGCCCAGCTCGGCGAGGCGAGCTTCAAGCTGCCGGCGGACGACGTGCAGGCCTTCGAGCAGGTGCAGGTCGTTGAAGTCGGCCAGCTTCTGCTGCTTGTCGAAGAACGCCGAGCGCCGGGCGACGTCATCTGCGAACGCGGGTACGCACCACGCGCCGTTGACGGCGAGCGCGGCGACACTCGCTGCGAGCATCCCTTCGTTCCTTGCTCCGTGCGCTTGCCCGCAAGACGGACACGTCTCGGGGTCAGCGATGAGATCGACCGTAAGCTTCTTGCACGCTTGGCAGCGGCGGAAGCGGTCGTCCTCTCCGCAGATCAACAGCTTCGCCCGCTTGTAGCGCTTGGCCAGCGCCTGGGCGACGGGCATCAGGTTGCCGGCGTCCCAAGCCACCACCGTGCAGAGGCCGGTGGCCTCGTGCAGCGAGGCGGCCGTGGCGTAGCCCTCGGCGATCAGGATGACGGCCGAAGCCGCCGGCGAGCCCAGGACGAAGAAGTGCCCCTTCTTCGCCAGCCCGCCCGGCCAGAATTCCTTGGCGGGACGGCGCGACGCGGCCGCCGCCTTGCCGGCGCGGATGATCTGCAGGCCATGCACCCGGCCGTCGACGTCGAGCAGCGGGATGATGACCTCGCCGGCGCCGCCGAAACGCACGCCGTGCGCGCCGACACCCTTGCGCACCAGGTACTCGCTGGTGCCCTCGGGCGCAGCCTTCGACCAGCCCGCCGCCGCGCGACGCGCCGCGGCTTCCGCCGCCCGTGCACGCTCGCGCTCGGCAGCCTTGCGGTCCTCGGCGATGCGGGCCTTCAGCGCAGCGCGCTGGTCGGCGCTCATCTGCGACTTCCGCACCTCGACCTTCTGCGTGTTGCTGTCGCTGCCACGCCAGACGCCGTAGGTGCCGACGATCAGCAGCTCGCCGCTGTCGGTGCGCAGCTCGTGCAGCGAGTACCAGCCCCGCTTCTCGCGGTCGCCTTCCACCTTGCACCGGCGCATGCGCCCGATCTCGAGGTGGTCGACCTGCAGCCCCGCCTCGCGGAGCTGCCCCATCACGTCGTCATAGTTGGAGCCCAGCGCCACGTTCAGTAACTCCTGACGCTGCTGTGTGCACGGTGATCGGGGTCCGAATTACCCGCGTGCGGGGGTGCTAGGAAGGACCCATCAACCGGCCACCGCTGTTCAGTAGGGCTTTGCATGCGTGTCGCGCTCACTTCCTTCATGGGGGAGACGGGGCGGTCACGCCGCGTCGGAATAGGTCGACGAGTCACCAGGCAGGGAGTCGCCGATCACGCTGGCGCCCGCCACGCGGGAAGACCTGGCCTCGTCTGCCGGTGTTGTTTCGTCGTGGGGACACCGCCGGCTGGTCCCCGCTCCACCCTCAACAAACATCTGGCACTGCGGCCCATCGGCCGGCAGCGGGTTCAGCGGCACGCCGCGCTGGACGCGGCGGCAGTAGTCGGCAGCGAGGCGATCGGCCTCGGCCTTCTTGCGATCGGTCGACGGGCCATACAGCGCGGCATAGCCAGCCAGCAGGTGGCGCGTGGGCACCTTGCGCTTCTTCATCGACGCGACCCTCGGGCGGTGAAGCGCTGGCGCTGCTCGGCCTCGCGCTGGTGCACCAGGCACAGGCGTGCACCCAAGGCCATGCGGTACTCACCGATCGGCTCGCCGCACTCCTCGCAATGGGAGGCGCCACGCTTGGGCGCCGTGGCCTGGGCAACGGCAGCGTCGGTGGCGGCTTGCACCGCGTCTTGCACGCGGTCCATGTGGTCTGGCATGGCTCAGCGCTTCCTTGGGATATTGGCCGGCGTAACGCCAGCCGCGCTCATCAGTGCGGGGAGCAGCTTCACCAGCTCGCTGAGCTGGGCCATCGCCTCGGCCTGCTGCACGCCGGGGTCTTCGAGGAAGCGCTCGACGAGGTAGTAGATGGGCCGGAGGTCGCGGGTCTTCTCGAGGTAGCGCTCGAACTCCTCGATGCCGAGGTCGCGCGGGCGATCATTGCCGCCGGCCAGCTTCTCGCTTAGCTTCGACGGTGCCATGTCGACCTTGCCGGCCACGGCCGAGAGGCCGCGCTCATAGACGCCGTGGGCCACCACGTCGCGCAGGCTCTGGTAGCGGGCGGCCAGCCCGGGCTCAAACACCAGGGAAAGCTGGCGGGCCGGCGTCATGGGGAAACACCGTGACGAGGAGTTCCCATTGATTCCCGATGGCAGGCCAGACGATGGCCGGCATGGACGCCCACATCACCCTCCGCGCGCTGCACGGCCTCGACGGCCGGCTGATCGCGGTGCTGTTCAGCCTTCGCGTGCATTGCTCAGGCTTCCGCCATCGCACCAGCGAGGACGCTGGTCTGGCCGAGCACCAAGGCGCCGTCCGGCACCGGGCTGTTACCGTCCCACTCGTCGACCACCGTGGTGCAGCCCAAGAGCTGGGCCAGCTCGGCCGCGTTGCGCGACTTCCCTGCGCCCTGGGGCGCGAGTACGTAAACCGCCAAAGGATTGATAGACATGAACGACCTCGAAGACTTGGGGGAGGAGCAACAGGAGCCGATCACCACGCTCTCGGACGAGGGCGAGGTTTCGTTGCAGGTGCTTGCGGTGACCGCGCTGACGCACCTGGCCCTTCAACTCGCCGAGCAAGCCGGCGAAGCCACGCCGCGACCCTTGACCGAAGCCCAGCTCGATCGGGCTTGGCAGGTGATGCGGACAGAGCGGAACACGCTGGTTCGACTGATTGGCCGGGATCTGGGGTGGGAAACGAGCTGAGGCCGGCGCCCGTCTCCTCGCGCTGCTGCTCAGGTGCGGCCGTAATCGGGAGGCTCATCGGCTCAGCCCGCCTTGACCAGCGCGGCGCCGGCTTGCTCGGGGGTACCGAACACATCAGGGCGCAGCTCGTGGCGGCTGATGCCGGTGAGCTGCTCAACAGCCAGGCAGTGATGGGCAGGCACCAGCCCCGTCCGCTGCCAGCGGGTGATGTTCTGCGGCTTGACCCCGCAGGCCTTAGCCAGACGGCTCGCGCCGCCGGGGCCGAGCGATTCGATGATCTGTTCGACGCGGTTCATAGCGCCGATTAAACGCCCTGCTTAATCCAGTGTCAACCCCCTGTTTATTGGCCCCTCCTCGCTACCGGATCATCATCAACGCATGGTTGATTCCCCCATCCAACACAGCCAGCCGCGCCCGGCAGACTTCAGCGAACGCTTGGACCTCGCCCTACGCGCCCTCGGCCTTACGAACGCCCAGCTCGCTCACGCGCTCGACCCAGGCAATGGCCCCCAGTTGATCTATGGCTGGCGCCGCCGCGGCACCCTCTCCACAGAAAGCCGCAACAGGCTCAGACCGCACCTCCCAGGCATATCCCTGGAATGGCTCATCGATGGCGTTGGTGAGATGCGTCTCACAGCCGTCACCGCAGCTTTCGCAAGCTCGGAGGCTGCCGATTCAGCGAGCATTTCTGGACGTGTGCGAGATTCGGAGCCGCGCCCCTATCTTCGGCCGATCACCATCTGGGACAACCCGGAAGACCTACCGCCAGAGAGCACCGTTTTCTTGAAGAAATTGGATTTCTACTTGAGCGCCGGCCATGGAGGCCCAGACCCGGATGCCGTAGAGCACACTGACAAGGTCACACCCTTCCGCGCTGATTTCTGCGCCGCCGAGGGATGGTCGGCGCGCACGCATTTCACAATGCGATGCCAGGGCGAAAGCATGGAGCCGACGATCCAACACGGCGCACCGGTCGTCATCGCCACGAACGAGAAAGGCATTCGCAGCGGCAAGATCTACGCGATCCTGCTCGACGGCGACCCTCTGCTGAAGCGCCTCGACAAGCTACCCGGCGGTCGCGTTCGCGTGCGAAGCGACAACACCGCACCGGCCTACGCACCTTTCGATGTCGACGAAAGCGCGCTCGAGGTCATCGGGCGCGCAGTGTGGACGCCGGTCCGTCTCTAGTTGGCGCTCAGTTCGAGTAATCGGCGGGCCGCATGCCAACCTTGCGACACTCACCATCCGCCCTTACGGCGTAGCTCATCTCTGCATTCTTGTCCCAAAGACCCCGGTCCTTGAGGCTCTTGATGCGCTCGAACTCATTCATCGCGAATTGCAGCGCGCGGTCTTGGTTGTCAGCCATGGCCAATGCGCGTGCGGCTGCGTTCGACTTCTGCAGCAGAGTGAAGTAGCTCGCGCAAACACCGGCAGACCTGTCGGTTTCAAGGCTTGCCTGGGCTGAAACTTCAGACCCCGAAAAAAGCAGTGCGGCCAGCAGGCCGATAGAACTCGCTGACTTCATTGTGCGGACTCCGTTCGCGTTCATTGCAGGACGGGTGCTACCCAGCACCCGCTTCCGACCTTACAGCAGAGCCTGCCACCCGGCTGTAAGCAATCAACCCGACGCGATAAACGGCATGTTGACTTCCGCATAAACGTGCGGTTTACTCTCCCTGCGGCCTACCCCTGGCCGCAGGGCCACCCGGCGCCGCACCCCTTGGCGCCGGGGGCCCTCTACCTCGGAGGCCCGCCATGCACACCGCCGCTGTCCTGCCCTTCCCCTTCCACCGCGCCCGCGACGCCGCGGCCGTGCGCCAAGCCATCCGGCTGCGCGCCCGCGA